CACTGGATTTGCTGAAAATACTTATTACGACAGTACTTTCCAAGCATGGATGTGGTCTCGTGGACAGGGTCTTGATGTGGTGAATTGGAAAAATGACACAAATAGTACATTTAAATCTATCCATCATAGCCTTGGGAAAAAACCTTCTATGATATGGCTCAAAGATCGTGACAATACATCGAATAATTTTTACCAAAAATGGAAAGTTTGGCATTCTGGTTTAACACCAATTAACGGTGTTCTAAACAGTCGATACATAGTGCTAAACACAAGTGATGCTGAAACAAATAGCGGAAATATGTGGGGTGAAAGTGATTCTGATATTAATGAAAATTCGTTTAGCTATTATACAGGTATAGTCGATACTACTAGCAATGTAATAGCCATCCTCTTCGCCAGCATTCCAGGAATTTCAGCCGTGGGTAGCTATACAGGAAATGGCTCAACAGGACAAACCATACCACTCACTTTCCAACCTAGATTTCTTATAATAAAGAATATAGATACAGCCGCTGCTTGGGAAGTACTAGATACAACTAGAGGATGGGGTTCAGGAAATGATAATCATATAGCACTAAATAGTGATTCTGCTCAATCTGCCGATGATATGGGTGCCCCTACAGAGAATGGTTTTACTTTAGTTAACAACTACACTAGCACTAATTTAGACGGAGATAAATTTATCTTCTACGCCCACGCCTAGATGGAAATCCCATTCATCAATTTAGGTAGAGCTAAACTTCCAAAAGCTTTAGATATGCCTGGCATCCCTCTCGAACCACCAACAGCAGAGATGCCAGTATTCCCACCAATTGTTATACCACCTAATACTTTAAAAGCTCCAAAAGGAGTAGAAATGGAGGATGTACCTGCCGCTACGGAAGACGAAGAAACAGCTAGAACAGAACAACCTAGCTATACGTTACCTGTAATAAAAATAGATCTACCCTTACCTACGGCTGAAGTAGTTACGACGGCTACTTATGCAGCAGTTGCGGCTGTAGCCACCACAACTTTAGCTACTCCCTTATTTGACAAGATCAAAAAACAAATTCAGAAGTTTTTACAAAAGAAAGTCGATAAATGGAAGGAAAACCACAAGAAGAAAAAGGAAGCCCGAAACCAAACCTGTTAACTAAACTAAAAGATGCAGCAGAAGATCATGAGGCTCAGGTAGCCATACTTGGTACTTTTGTACGTCTAGGAGTTGTGGTTTGGTCGGGCTTTATTTGAGTCATAACTCTAAATTACGTCGAAATTCCGATGATAAAGAAGACCCAAAACACCGACATAACTTTCGTTGCCTCGATTTTTGGAAGTGCCCTTTATTCCTTCGGACTCCAGACAAACAACAATAAAGGAAATGGCAAAAACACACCCGTTAATTGTCCAATGATGAAAAAAACTTAAGCATGAAAAAATGGTTTTTAATGCTCATACTGGCATCACCCACGGTAGCGAGTGCAGAAATGATTCAACCCAACTTCACCCAAGGTTCGATGAACAGTACCACCACGACAACAATCGATATAGACGAGGAAATAGTCACCACAACTTATGGTGCAGCATTACAGAAATGGTCAGGAGACAATATAACCCATTCATCGGCAAGTTCTGGAGGAATAGCAGACTCAGATTCAGTCTTCAACCTCACAACAGCAGGTTCGGATTTCACTTTAGAAATAGTAAACAGAGCAGCCAGCCAGATAATAGAAAAGACAGAGATAGATCGAACTATCGAACAGGAATCTACTACTGTCTCCTTATCAGTCTTCTCTCAATAGCACCTGCTAAAGCAAACGAAGCACCCGAAGTTAATAACACCTCATCCCCTGTGGCTGCGGCTACTGGTAATGTCACCAATTCCGCAATTCAATTCCAAAATAATGGTGCTCCTAGTAGACAACATTACGGAGGTGCCATTAGCTGCAACGGTCCTACCATGACGTTCAGCCCTTTCTACATGGGGAATCATACGGTTCCCTTTGATGAAGAGATGAGTCAAAGAAGTTACACCTTAGCTGAGAACTGGGGAGGTCAAATAAACTTTATGGTCCCCTTAGATCGTGCAGGTCTTAAACAATGTAGACGTATTGCAGCTCGTCAGGAGGAGAAGATGAGACTTGACTACGAGCTCGTACGTGCATTGAAATGTAGCGATCTTCAACGTAAAGGATTTATGCTGTCTGAAAACTCGCGTGTCTATGGCATGTGTAGTGATGTAGTACCTATCGTTGAATACAAAAAAAATAAACAGGCTGCTGTTAAACAGTATCTAAAAACTACCTGTACTCCTAAAGATAAAAAATTCCCATGGAATGAACAGGAGTACGACTGTCCAAAAACACCTAATAAAAAATGAGCACAATTAGCGAAGTAATTAAAAAGCAAGCTGCTGAGGCTGCAAAAAAAGCTAAAGCAAAGAAAACTAAGTCTACTAAATAATGATCTTATTAATTAAACCAATTCTCTTAAAATTTGCTACTTCAGATTCAGTAAAAAAACTGATTATAGATATTCTTAAAAAACTGGTTTCAACTACAGACAATTCAGTTGATGACAAAGCTGTTGAATTTTTAGAACAGCAACTATTTCCCAAAAAATAATGCCTTACGACGTCATTGATAGGAAAACGGGCGTGGTTATGGGTACTTACAGCACATTAAAAGGAGCTACACGTAAATCTAACAGTTTAGATAATGAATACGGTGGTTATAGATATGGAGTTGAAAAAATCCAAGCCAAAAAGAAGTCCAAAAAATCTTTAAAAATTAAAAAAGCATAATGAAAAAAGCCACTGAAGCTCAATTCAATGAATTACATAATCTCGTTACTAAAGAATTCCTGAAAAGGGTTAAAAGTGGCGACGCTACCACCCAAGATCTTAAAGCTGCCTGCGAATGGCTTAAAACTAATGATATTAGTGGTGTTGCTTTTGGAGGTAACGCTTTAGATAAGCTATCTGCTGTCATGCCAAAAATAGATCCAGAACTAGTAAAAAGCAGATTAAATGGAAAGTACCGCTAAGTATTACAGAGATAACCCTGCTGCTAGAAAACGTAGACTTAAGCAACAGGCTAAATACAACAAAACAAAAAAAGGTTTAGCTATACGAGTAAATGCAAATCGGTTAAATAGGGATTTAGGCACATACGGCAACGGTGACGGCAAAGATGCTGCTCACTTTAAAGGCAGTAAAACTAAAGGAAGATTACAGTCTCCATCTATTAACCGTAAAAGCAGACTAAAGATTCGTAAATGACCCCATTACTACCAAACCCTGAACACTACTTACACAATTTAATTACCATGACAAGTCCTGACGCAAAGCGTTTGTGGCGAAAAGCCATAAAGGAAAAGTTTAATTGTCAATGCGTATATTGCGGAAATTTCTATGAACTACAACAACTTACACTCGATCATGTTAAGCCGAGGACATTCGGCGGTGAGAGTATTACGAGTAACCTCGTTCCAGCCTGTAGAACATGCAATCAGGGAAAAGGAAGTGCTAACTGGCTCCAATGGATGCGTCAAACATTTGGACAACAACCTTTAAGAGAACAAACAATATTGACGCATATTAATTAACTATGAAAGTACCAAAGTTAAAACCTAACGAATCAGCCCAAAGTTTTAAGGCTAGAGTTAAAGCATGGGAAAGGGCTACAGGTAAAAAATACCCTAGAAGAAAAATTGGAGTAAAATCAGACGAACAAAGAGTATTAGAAGGAGAACCTCGTCTTAAAGGTCTGACTAAGAAAAAAGATTATTCAGCTAATTATGAGGATACAGCTAAAGAATTTGCAACTCAAAGATTATTAAAAACACAAAAAAAGAAAACCGAAGCAGATCTAGCTGATGAAAAAAAAGAAGCTCAACTAGAAACTCTTGGTAAAACTGATTTCTCTAAAGTTAAACTACCACCTATTGAAAAAAAGAAAGACAATAACGAAAAGGTAAAAATTAAAAAAGCTGAACCTATAGGAAAAGCTGACAAAACTAATAAAAAACCAGCCGAGCCAATAGGTAAAACAAACGAAAAAAGTAAAGTAAAAGATTTAACAATAGAGAAAAAACCAAAAAAGAAAAAGAAATATACAGCTAGAGACCGCATGAGAGAAAAGAACGAAGAGAGATTTGGTAAGGAAGCTGTTAATAGATTAAAGATTAGACACTCTGAATGGAAGAAGGCTCGTAGGGAAGGAAAGCTAAAAGAGTGGGAGAAAAAGTATAAAAGAAAATAGCCTACAACCCTCCTAAAAAGTAGTCGATATACAAACACACATGAGCAATACAATAAAGGCTTTACAGGATGATTTCAAGCTGTTTCTGACCGCTTTATGGCAACAGCTTGATCTGCCTCCTCCAACAAGAGCACAGTTCGCTATCGCTGATTATTTACAACACGGTCCTAAACGTCTACAAATCCAAGCTTTCCGTGGAGTTGGAAAAAGTTGGATTACTGGAGCTTTCGTTTTATGGACTCTGTTTAGAAACAACGAAAAGAAAATAATGATTATTTCTGCATCTAAAGAACGTGCAGATAACATGTCGATTTTCTTACAAAAACTAATTATAGAAACACCATGGTTAAATCACCTACAACCAAAAGGAGACGATAGTAGATGGTCAAGAGTATCATTCGATGTCGATTGCCCTCCTCACCAAGCTCCATCCGTCAAATCCCTTGGTATAACATCGCAGTTGACCGGGAGCCGTGCAGATCTGATGGTACTAGACGATGTAGAAGTACCTGGAAACTCTATGACGGAGTTGATGCGTGAAAAACTTCTTCAACTTTGCACGGAAGCCGAAAGTATCCTTACACCCAAAACTGATAGCCGTATTTGTTATCTCGGGACTTGCCAGAGTAGCTTTACTATTTACACTAAGCTGGCTCAGCGTAACTACCGTCCCTTTGTTTGGCCCAGTAGATACCCAAGAAAAGATAAACTCTCTCAATACGAAGGATTACTAGCACCACAGATACAAGAAGACCTAGATAATGGTGCTGAAGAGTGGTCTGTTACTGATCCTGAAAGATTCTCTAACGAAGACCTACTAGAACGTGAAGCATCAATGGGTAGGTCTAACTACATGCTCCAGTTTCAACTAGACACATCTCTATCTGACGCTGAAAAGTATCCACTTAAAAACGCTGACCTTATAGTTACCTCAGTTAACCCTAAACAAGCTCCAGACCAAATAGTTTGGTGCTCTGATCCCTCTAACGTCATTAAAGATTTACCTACCGTAGGACTGCCAGGAGACTACTTTTACAAGCCTATGCAAATACAAGGTGAATGGACAGATTACACCGAAACAATCGCTTCTCTGGACCCCTCTGGAAGAGGTGCCGATGAAACCGCAGTTTCCTACATCTCACAAAAAAATGGCTTCCTCTACCTCCACGAAGTACGTGCTTACCGAGACGGCTACTCCGACAAAACCTTACTAGACATACTTAGAGGGTGTAGAAAGTATAACGTAACTAAACTTTTAATTGAATCTAACTTTGGTGATGGAATTGTATGTGAACTTTTCCGTAAACACCTACAGATGACAGGACAACTTATAGACATAGAAGAAACTAGAGCCAACGTAAGAAAAGAAGAACGTATTATCGACTCTCTAGAACCTGTTATGAATCAACATAGGTTAGTAGTAGATAAAAAAGTAATAGAGTGGGACTATAACTCCAACCCTAACGACGCTCCAGAAATTAGACTGCAATATATGCTCTTCTTTCAACTCTCTAGAATGTGCCGTGAAAAAGGTGCAATTAAAAATGACGACAGAATAGACTGTATAGCTCAAGGCGTTAAATACTTTACTGATGCTTTAGCTATCTCTGCTCACGAAGCTATTAAACAACGTAAAAACGAAGAATGGAACTCTCTCTTTCAAGATTTCTTAGATAATCCAACCTCTTCCGCTAATCATTTAGTACTCGGTATGAACAAAAAACAAAGAGACCAAGCTAACCGCTTAGAAAACAATAACTCTTCAGTCCACACCTGGGTTTAGTTTTGAACCCTGACCTATACAGGGAGAAGAGAAAGGGTGGACTCTTCTCTTTGTAGTAAAAGAGAGAAGTAACTGAAAATTTGGAATATATCCTAAGACACAATCTCTCTCTTACTTATTTCCAGTTAATGGAAATCTTTAAATACTACTCTACACCTACGTTTACAGATGTATATTGCTACTCTTTTAAGAATATTATACGTATTATACGTATTAACCTTATTAATGGTGTTGATGGATGTTTTGTTGGTCTATCGAATGTAGTGAGGGTATAAAAGGGTAGGAGCTGCAAGTAAAAGTCGTAAAATTTTGGCAAAAATTTCTCTTACCTATATACGACGGAAAAAGACGCCAAAGTCCCCCAATGACCCCTCGAAATGTATCAAATTATACAGAAATAAGGCATTAATGTATCAATTTATACATGCACTGGACTAATAATGCAGTGCTAGTCCCCTAATTTGAGTATTTTTACCTAAGTACATCTACGCAGATGTAACATTTTATACAGCTATGCTGATGTGTTGCGATCTGTTCGGTTATATTTCTTTACAAAGCTGAGAACTATTGGTATCACTACGATCTTAGCACACCATAAATAAATAAGTAATAATACTCATCGACTATGTAACTCCAGTTACCGCAGCCGATCACAGATATTAATATTAATTTGTTGTATGTTCACCAACATCGGACACGTTGACTTCTGTGTATTGATCGTTAATACTTGTTCTATCCACTTGAACACAGGTGGAGCACCTTGAAAACTTAATACACTGATCTTGACAAGGTTTTTAACTTGTGCACTGTCGCAAGTTTGCTGAGTGGGCGTTTACGCATTGGTTCAACTCCAGGGCTCAGCATCAGGGATTTAACCCTGAATTTCTACTACAACTAGCCACACCATGAACAAAGAACAATTAACAGCCTTATCAAAACTCAAATCTAAATGGTTATATGTTGGCGAGCCTTACGCATTACTAGGTGGCAATGGTTGCTACATGGTCGAAGTGAGCTCACCTGAAATAAAAATACCAGGTGGAACGTATCAAAGATGCATAACTTTAGGTATTGAGACTGACGGGCACGTTCACAGTTAAAGCAAGAGCTGACAAGCAGCATGCAAGGGTGCAAATCCCTTGCCTTGCATGGCCTCCGGGCCTTTATTGTTTAACATTTTAGCCACAAAATGACAACAACAACAAAAACAAGATCTAACAAACTTTCTGCTGAGGAAGTTCTATGCAATGACTTAATTGCAATGATGCAACAAGGCGTTCCATCTTGGCGTAAAGAGTGGACCGGGTTAAATGGTGAGCATAGAAACCCTATTACACATCATGAATACACGGGCTCTAACCCACTATTACTAGAACTTTACTCTTTATTTAGAGGAACCTCAAGCCCTCTTTGGTTAACATATAACCAGGGTAAAAAGAATGGATGGATAGTTAAGAAGGGCACTAAAGCAGCTCGACTTATTCAACCAGTTCCAATTAAAATTGAGAACAAAGACGCAGAAACTGGAGAAGTAGAAGTAATTAATTACTCTAAATTTAAAGTTTTCTGTGTATTTAATATCGATGATTTCGAGGGCGTTGATGATGAGTCCAAAGACGCATTACAGGCTCTTAAATCAAAAGAATTAAATCTTAAACCACAACTCAATAGGGAAGTTGTTCAGCATAAAGCAGAAAAGATCTTGAACAGTTGGGAAGTAAAAGTTTTACATGGTGGAACTAGAGCATGCTACTCATCACTTGAGGACAAAATACGGATGCCCGATAAAGAATCGTTCACAAGCATCGAGGCTTATCTAGCCACACTGGCTCATGAACAGATTCACTCAACCGGGCATAAATCGAGACTAGATAGAAAGCTAGGCAATGCTTTCGGTTCCAAAGACTACGCGATCGAAGAACTACGTGCCGAGTTTGGTGCGGTAATAGTTGCTTACCGCTTAAAAATTGGGTCCGATATGCAGAACCACGCAGCATATCTAGATAACTGGATTTCTGTTTTGAAAGAGGATCACAAAATACTTTTTAAAGTTTTGCGTGATGCAAAGAAAGCAGCCGACCTTATAGCACCAGAAGCTTGAATACCCAACTTGTCCACCTAAGCACACTTAGAGGGACTACAAGACGCCAAAAGGGCTTACGGGGTGCAATTCCCCGGTCTTGTATTGCGGAGCCACTGAGGCCCGCGTATTAGCCACTAATGATTGACCACAAGGACGTAATGAGGAGGATTAAATTATTCTCTGATCGTTTAGATACTGGCATTAATGCTAAAAGATCTCAACAAATTACAGCCAAACACCTTGACGATTGGATTTTTAACGAGGTTGACGACTTAATTAATCCAATTGATAAAAGATACCAATGACGCCCACATGAAGCCTTTATTTAATTAAAGGTTTCACGGGGGAATCATACGATTCT